TTACTCAATAGCGCAAGATACGAGTAAAAATCTGAGAATACAAAGTGGTTTTCTCCTGTAGTACTGTCCCACACGTAGCGTTCTATTCCCTTATTGTTTACCACTTTTGCACGTCTCATTGTCTCAAAATGCTTAATATACAATCGAAACATCTCATCTGTGGGTACTCCGATGCTCCATTTTGCCTCAATCATCGCCGTGAAGAACTGGTCAAGTGCTCTATCGCGGTGAGAGTAGACGATGCCTTTACGGTCATTTTCCCCCCACCAGATAATGATTTGCGGATTGTTGTTGTTCTCTTGGAAGTACGACATTTGCATGAACGGGTACTTGTCTACAAAGTATTTTGATGCAGTGTTGTCAGGCATCGCATCTATCACTCCCGCTGTTGGTTTCCACACTTTGATTATCTCGTCAAGCTCAGACCATGCAGTGAATCTGCCAAGTTTCATTATCCCTTTGTCAGAGCGAATGGTGTAATGCTTAATGTTTCCCACGTCTACACCAAGATATACATTACCTGTCGCGAGATTCTTCGGTGTCCACAGGTCAAGAATTGTAGTCTTAGACACTGAAAGGTCGCCAGGACTATACGACTTACCAAGTACAAAGTTATTGAAGTATGCAGGGTCGCCTTGAGAGTCAGCGATTATTTCTTCTGGCGTAATCCAACAACACATGAGGTGCGAGATATGGTAGCCACTTATTTTACTTCCTGGATTCTGAGGAATCCACTTACCATATCTGCGAGTATCGTCACTGATTGGCTCTTTACACGCCTTGCACTGGTATTGTTTAGTTTCCATGTTTATAGACTCAGGGAAGTCTAGGAAGTGTTGGTCTTTGCAGTGAGGACAGGTGATGCACCACTCTTTTTGGTCTGAGCGTTGCCATTGGAGGTCAAGCTCGTCACGTTCTGTGCCAGGGTTACTAAACATCCAGCGACCTTTGTATTGACTTGCCTTAGTACGAGACTTGTATGTTTCAATTGCTCCTTGGTCAGAGCGTGAGATTTCATCGTGAATCAACAGGTCAGCAGTGGTGGAAATAGGACCAGTTTTCGATACCGTTCCTTTGAAAAACACAAATCTTCCATTTATTTCTTTTTTCTCTATACTGTCAGTCTCTATTCCCTTAAACTCCCTAGAATTGGATTGTATTATTTTATTGAACTTAGAGCCTACGAACTCCTTAACTGAATCGTCTGTTGGGAATGTGTATATAACATTGAAGTGTAAATACTTCACCGCAAATAATGTCTTCAGCGAAAAAACTACACTCTTACCCACTTGTGCAGGAGCAGTTATGACTATTTCAGGAGTTAAATCGGTGAGTATATCTAAGAGAAAAGGTCTGTCGTGGAAATGAAATGGCTCACCTTTCTCGCTCACTATACCCTCATCAACAATCCAAGAAAGTATCGAATAGTACTGTTTGAAGTTAGTTTTTTCCATAAGTATCAGTAGTTCGATGACACGTTACACATAATGTCCTACCGTTATCTAAGGCAAACCGCAACTCAGGGTAATGTGCAAATGGTTTTATGTGGTCGGCGTTCAACTTGCCACCGTTCCCGCACCAAATACATTTGTAGTTATCACGTTCAAATATAGCTATACGCCATATCTTCATCTCCCTAGAGCCACGGATTGCTTTATTTATTGGGTTTACACCACCTTTCCATGCACCATTCTTTTCACCCTTGTTTTTACCGATAACACCTTTACTTATTTTTTCCCGTACTTCTTTAGGTAATTTCTTACCCAAGTTGATTGCTCTAAGTTTTGCCTTAGTTTCTTCACTGACTACTCTGTTGGACATTCTCTCTTTGAGTATTTTTCTATGCTCAGGTGTTGGATAATACTTGTTCTTTATTGAATCCATCCTTTTCTTAATAAACTCAGGCGATTGCTTGCCACGTTTTTTACCTGTATTTGAAAGACGTATTTTTTGCTTAGTTTCTTCCGAATGATGGTAATTTACTCGTGGCATAGTATTGTTTATCGGGTTGCTTTCTCATCTTCCACCTCGTTTATAATAGCCGTTTCAACTGAGACAAGTGCAGATGCGATAGCCGTTGCGGACTCAAGTGCGATGCGTGTTACCTTGAAAGGGTCAATGATGCCCTCCTTAAACATATCTGCAAATTGTTTTGTCTTGAAATCATAACCTACACTAATTTTATATGCTTTGAGTGTAGTGTTTATCATAGGAGAGCCAATCCAATCACCAATCCAATCAGCACTTTTCCTAGAGAACCAATTCTTTTTACGTTGCATGCCAGCATTTAATGCCATTTGCACAATAGGAGCTTTCAAAGCTGACTTAAACATTGGTTCGTTTATCTGATGGGAGACTGTCCCAAGACCAACACCACCTCCAGGGACAATTCCCTCTTGTAGTGCCGCCTGAGTCGCGTTTATAGCATTCTCAAACTTGTACTTCTTAGCGTTAAACTCTGTGTCTGTGTATGCACCGACTCGAATCACTCCAATACCCCCCGTCAAACACGCCAAACGCTCCTCTAGCATGAGTTTCTGGTACTCACTGGTAGTTGAGGCTATTTCCATCTTCAAGGCGATTATACGGTCTTGTAGTTCGTCTGATGGTGCCCCGCCTATGATAGTTGTTGTGTCGCGTGTGATGATTACCTTTTCAGCTCTACCACAGAGGATAGCAGTTGCATCGTCGAGTCGCATTCCTTTTTCCTCTGAGATAACAGTTGCACCTGTGAGACATGCAATATCAGTGAGAAAGTCGCGCGCTCGTGATGCTGAGTACGGATTTTGTACACAAGCGATGTTCGCCACCTTATTCATAGCGTTTTGAGCAAGAGTCGCAAGAGCAACAGAATCCACAGTATCTGCTATGAAAAGTATGTCTTTACCGAGTCCGATTGAGTTGAGTAGTGAAATGACTTGCTCGTTGGTACTTACCTTTCGGTCAACAAGAACAATGTAGGCATCGTTAAGGACAGTTCGTTGATTTGCAGGGTCGTTAATGAAGTATGGTGAGATGAGTCCTTTATCGAACCTCGCGCCCTTTACGACTTCCTTTGTGTAGCCAAGTTGTGCGCCTTTCTCTACAGAAACAACGCCGTTGATTCCTACTTCCTTGATGATGTCCGATATTAGTTTAGCCACTTCAGGGTCAAGTGATGAGATGGTAGCAATCTTCTCAATATCGTCAGTAGTTACGTCACGCTTGAGTTTTGTAAGAGCTGAGAGTGTTTCTTTGAGTCCTGCTTCTAGTCGCTCCTTAACATCGCGTATCTTTGAAGAATCGTTTGCTATTTCCTTGAATGCCTCAGCAACAAGAGCTTGAGTTAAAACAGTTGTTGTAGCCGTACCATCGCCACCCTCAGAGCTTGTACGCAACGCACCTTTTCTGAGCATCTGCACTCCCATTTGTTCGTATGGGTCTTTAAGGTCAATGTTCTTGAGGATTGTTACACCATCGTCACACTGGATAGGGTCAAGTCCTTTATATTCAATGAGCGCAGTCATGCCAACTGGTCCAAGAGTGACGCGCGTAGCATTAGCAGCTTTGTCAATACCACTTTTCAATTTTAATCTCAACTCATTTCCCATTAAGATATTTTTAGACATTTTTTGTTGTAATTAGTCAATAATTGTTCTTCATCTTGTGCGCGTACAATTGCGTACTCCCATGCTATGAGTGGAATGAATGCGATGTACCCGCCCATGTGAGCGATACCAGAGATAGTAACGTCAGGTATTTTGTATGAGAATCCCTCGGGTATTCCGTCAATCTGCACAGACTCGTAACCTCGTTCTTGGGCGTGCTTTGTTACTGATGCAAGTGTGGTCTTACCGCTTATCATAGTACCGCGAGAATGTCCTTGATTCCGATAAGTTTCATGTCTACACCGTTTTCTTTGTACTCGTGGACATCGGGAGAGTATTTAGCAAACAGCACAACATCGCCAATGTTTATGTGCTCGTTTCCTATAAAGACTGGACACTCAGGGAGAAACTTAACCACGCCTTTGTAAAGGAAATTGTCTTGAACCTCGACAGCGGTAAATCCCTCAGTTTCTACTTTTGGGCACTTCTCGACTGCTATGTAATTGTTTGATACTTTCATTTTCTTTTGTGGTTATAAAGTAAGTTAAATCCTGTCATGTGTGGCTGAATCATGTCGTTGTAGTTGCGCCCTCGGTCAAGCGCGATGTTCCGTGATTGTGACCAGAAACCATCTTTGTGTTTGTCAGTGATGAGCCGAGTTGTCCAGTTCTCACATGTCCTACACTTAGTCCGATAGAAAGCTATAAGCTCCTCTGTATTCCAGTCGTTTTGTATCTCGCGGATTGTAAGCGCCTTGAAGTCCTTTTGACAACGATTGCACCAGAAGTCAGTTACGCAGACGAGCTTTGAGTCGCTGAGTACCTTTTGCCGTTCCTCACCATCTTTGATACGTTCACGGTGGTAGTTTCTGTCAGCCGTGCGCTTCTCTTGAGCTTCGATGAGTTCACGGATGTGGTAATGGTGCTCGACGTGAGGTCGCGGTATTTCATCGTAACTCATAAGCCAATACCGAAGATACCTTTTAAGCCTTTGTCTTCTCGCTCTTGCTCAAGTAGTTCCTCCTCAGTGCCCTCACCGAAGTACACCGCTTTACCATCGCCCTCGTCAGGAATAGCGTCTATCTGCTCATCAGACAGAGCGTCAACCTTTGATAAGTCTTTCGTTGAGAGCTTGATTATCTTTTTAAGTCTCTGAAGCATTGAGTGGTTTGATTAAGCGAGCTTTGATTGAGTCTTCCATCTTTGTTATTTCTTCACGCACCTCGGGAGAAAACAAGAAGTTGTATGTGTTGTTTTGTTGAGTTGGCGGTTGCGTGTCAGTAATTCCGTAGATGTTTGTTGCGTGTTTCAGTCCTTTGTCTACAGCAGTGAAGTCAGTGTTTCCCTTTTCGTCAGTTGCTTTGAGTAGTACGTTTACTTTCTTTGCAAGATAGCTCGGAGTTATGCCCTCATTCTCTAACGCTTCTTTAAGAGAAATCTGTACACGTTCTATTTCTTGCTTGATGTTATCTTTCATTAGCAAACGATGAGCCTTGACACGTGCATAATTTGGGTCTGTAATACCGAAGGCTTCTGCTACTGATTCTCCGCCTTTCTCAGTCAACGCAAACTTACGGGC